GTGGGCATTGATCTGGGGCTGCGTGCCTTCTTCACTGACTCCGAAGGCAACACCGTGGCTCCTCCTCAGTATCTCCGCAAGGCGGAACGACGGCTCAAGCGGCTGCATCGTCGGCTCTCGAAGACGCAGAAGCGCTCCGCCAAGCGCAAGAAAGCCCGTCAAGCCCTTAGCAAAGCGTATCTCAAGGTGCAACGGCAGCGCGAGGATTTCGCCAGAAAGCAGGCGAACGCGCTTGTCTCGTCTCACGATCCTCTTTGCCTATGAAGCCTTGCAGATCCGCCATCTCGTCAAGAACCGCCATCTGGCCAAGAGGATCGCTGACGCGGCGTGGGGTCGTTTTCTCTTCTGGGTCAGGTATTATGGGAAGGTGCATCGTGTTCCGGTGATCGGGGTGGAACCGGCCTATACCAGTCAGGACTGTTCTCGTTGTGGGCAGCGGGTCAAGAAGAGCTTGAGTATGCGTACCCATCTGTGTCCTGGCTGTGGGCTGCTCCTCGACCGCGATCACAACGCCGCCTTGAATATCTTGCACAAAGCCTTGTCTGGTACCGTCGGGCAGACGGGAACCGACGCTCCGCAAGGAACGTCGAACGCTTCTGGACAGCCTGCCGCTACGCGTCGTCGCTCTGCGGCGGCGCGCAAGCAGGCTGGATGAAGGAAGAATCCCCGCCCTTCTGGCCTGGGGAGTGTCAACAAGATACGCATGTGTAAAACCTCTTTCTTTCTTTTTTAGGTGAGGGGTATACCCTACCCTCACTATGAGTAGTCAGACCGGGCGGCCTGACATACCCATGTGTGAACGTACAGCTAACCCCACGCTTTTAAGCAAAGAAGGTCAAACTCATACGGGTCCATAAACTCCCGTGCGGCGTGCCGTTGAAAACACCGTTGGCAGTAAGGGGTGACACCATGTTCACGCGCCCATTGCACAGCGCGCCCGCGATATGCAACGCCGCCACATTTGACACAAGCGACAGTGAGCGGTTTCACAATACAGCCCCCGCACATGTCACAGAAGAGCCCTCTGTCTTGTACAACTTCGTCAAGATCATCTTGTGTGACCCCCATATGTCATGGACAAACGCCACATCAGATATGAAGTTGTACAGTTCATAGGTCGGGATAACAACATGCGTGCTGTCGTCTATCAGGTAAGGCCGTCTCAACCCGCGTTTGTGCCATATGCGGCCGTCTTTGACATATTTCAATGCATCATCTAGCTTGCCTGAGTCAGCATTTGCGCATTTCAAGCAATGTACCCCATACGGTGTGTTTACAGCTAATAGCCTCATTTTAGTCCCTCATTTCTTTTCCGTTTAGAGTATGTGTTGCCCGTCCGTATCACATACAATGCGGGGCCGCGAGTATATTTCGGTTCTCGCTCTGACTAAGGAACTAGGGGCACCCGAGAAGGTATTATTTAATTACACTTTTGAGCGCCACCGCTTCCCACCAAGTACTAGGGTGTATGTTACAGTCGAAGATGCGGAGAAGTTGAGACAATGGTACAGTGCTAAACCAGGGCAGGTAGCGTCCGAGTCAGGATTTATAAGTGTGCAAGAAGCTGCCCGAAAGCTGGGGATACATACTGAAACAGTTAAAGCGCGCGCGAGGCGTTTAAAAATCCCCACCAGCAGGTTCTTTAAGGATTCTAACCTGTATATTCATAAGGATGCTTTGGAGAAGCTTGCTCTCCGTCCTCGTTTCAATAGGGCGCGCGCGTTCCCATACGTTAAAGACGAGGCAGGCGTTTTATATATCGCTATACCCGAAATTTGTAGACAGATGTCTGTAACTCGGCAGTGCGTAAATGACGCAGTGAGGCGAAGAGAATACACAGTTTACCGCGGCTCGAGAGGAATAAATTCCATTATAGGGTATATCCTCAAGCGAGACTTTTGTGACTTGGTGTCTAAGAAAAGTATTGACCCCGAAACTCTCCCCTGGGACACCGCGAAATTAGATGAGATGAGCCCGCGTGAAAAGTAACACCCGGGCTTTTCTGATATAATATATAGAGATAACTATGTAGACACCTGGTTCCCTCCAAGCTCTCTACGAGGTACTATGCCAAAATCCACCACGAACCCCCCTACTCATCTGACCTCCGATCCAGTGGCTTTCGCTCGGTTTTTCCTCAAACAGCCGAGCGGGGAGCCCCTGGAGCCCCACGCGGGGCAGGTAGAGCTCCTGAGCAACATCGCCCCTCTCACAGTGGTATGTTGTGGACGCCAGTGGGGGAAGTCGGTGGCAATGGCTATTTATGCTGTCTGGTTCTCCGTAACACATGCGAACAGGCAGATATACATCATCGCGCCAACTATCGACCAGGCTCGCATCATTTTCAATGAGATCGTGCTTCAGTTCCGAATGGCGCCACTCTCAGCGCTCGTCGTCGGCAAGATTAACGAGTACCCCTTTCCCCGGCTCCGGCTGGCGAATGGCACCGAGATACATGGCCGTGGTGCGAATAGCCCTCAGTTTTTGCGCGGTAAGAAATGCCACCTTGCCATTGTCGATGAAGCGGCTTTTTGCAAGGACGAGGTGCTAACCGATGTCATTGAGCCGATGATGACCGTTACAGGGCGAGAGAAAGACAGCGGTATTATCCTCATCTCGACCCCATTTGGTCAGGGGGCTTTCTATGACTATTTCCGCGCGGCGCAGCGGTGCGATGACGGCTCAATGCGCTGGTTTCACTTCCCGTCAGAGACCAACCCGCACGCAGACAGGAAGTTTCTCGCACGAGTCAAGTCGCGTTACGGCGAGGACTCAATCACGTGGCGTACCGAGTACCTTGCTCAGTTCGTTGATGACGATCTTTCCGTGTTCCCGTCGTCACTTATTAAGGCTGCATATGAACGGTATCCCTATCTCGATGGTGATGCGCAGCGACCGCGCTTCCCGGTGGCTCCCCAGGAAAACCACCGCTATGTACAGGGTGTTGACCTGGCAAATGTGCGGGACTATTTTGTGAGCGTGGTGCTTGATGTCACCAACCCCGAGCTCATCCCGCTCGTGGGCATGACAAGGCTTCAGAAACGGGGCTACGCCACATACAAGCAGATGCGAGACGCCCACGCGCGCTACAACAGGGCGTCAACCCTGATTGACGCGACGTCGCTTGGTGAAAGCGTGGTCGAAGATCTACGAGACATTGGGGCGGAGGGCTATAAGTTTTCGTCACAATCCAAATATGAGGTTGTGTCAGAACTGGCCAGGCTCTTTGCTGAGAAACGAATAGCCATTCCTTACAACAGAGAGATTATTAGTGAGCTGACAAATTTCAGCTACGAATACACGAAAAATAAAACTTTGAAAATGGAAGCGAAGCGGGGCCATGATGATATTGTGATGAGCCTGGCTTTGGCGGCGCATTTGGCATTGAAGCCGACATCTTTGGGGCTGTTCACCGGTGTTTCCCTCTCACCTGGCTTCTCACCCCCGCGAAGCCGCGATCCATGGGCAGAGTTGTTCCAGGATGATTGATCTAATCTACTGCGCCGGGGGAAACAAACGTCTCCAGGAGGTCGCCCTTGACGAGGGGTGGTTACTCGGGCTACGGTCGGATTCGTCGCTTTCACCGTTCCCACAGCAGTTTGTGGACGTGGATTACAAGAACCCCGATTTTCTGCGGCATATCTCTGTTGTCCAGCACTATCGCCCCAAATACGCGACGGTACCAGACTTGCCAGAGTCAGGGACGCAAGCGACTGACATCATGAGGGTCCTTCGGCAGCGAGATCTACTCGCCCCATATTGTGGCACTGTGTTTGTGGTGCCTAAGCTCCATATCCAGGTCTTGGCTTTGCCCGCTGATGTTGCAATCGGGTACTCTGTCCCGTCCAGCTACGGAGGCGCCCGGTACCCTGTGAGTGCACTGGCCGGCCGAAAGATCCACCTTTTGGGAGGCAGCCCCCGGAAGCAAATGGAGGCGTACAAAGCGCTGGCCCCTATAGCCACGGTAACCAGCGTTGACGGCAATTATGGCCAGAAGATGGCCGTACGGTTCGCTCGATACTGGGCAGATGGTCGATGGCATGATCATCCCGCAAAAGCGAAAGGGTCTCGCGATATCTACTATGAGTGCTGGCAGCGAACGTGCCGGGCTCTCAGGGAGGCGTGGACCCAATTAACAACAGAGGTGACTACAAAGAAGGAAAGGTAGGATATATGAGCGAGAGCTTGCTGATCAAGGCGTATACAGTGGTACGCCGGTCTCTACTCCGTTCCCGCGGCTCTCGCGGCGCTCTTTCTGACTATAAGCCAGGGCAGCTCGGGACCGGGCAACCACCCCAGACTGTGGCCAGTGACGGCACGCTGGTAACCCCAGAGCGAAAGAGGGAGATTGCCCTGAAAACCCCGACGATGGCCGCATGTCTCAATGCGACTATCGACTATGTAACCCCGGTTAAAATCTCTGTGCAACATGTCGACCCGTCTAAGGCAGCCGATCCGGAGCGAGGTCGGTTCATTCTCGACTACCTTGACAAACCCAATAAAAGGGACTCTCGCAAACACTTCCTTGAGGCTATTTATCGCGATTTGATCGTGCTGGGGTATGCCGCTATTGAGATTGAACGCGACAGTAGAGGGCGGCCTGCAAACTTGTACCCCCTCGACGCGGCGCGGCTTCAGATTGACTTTGACGAGCACGGCAATGTCCTGGGTTACAACATGCGCGACAGCCTGGGAAACATCATTAAAGGTGAAGGGGGTCACACCTGGAAATCTGCTGATGTAATTTTTCTGAAGCGGGATTCCAGCTCGTCAAGCGTCTACCCCTTTTCGAGATTGGACCAGTTGTATGCGTGCGCGGTTATCGAGTCGCTCATGCTTCATTTTATTGGGTCGAAATTCACCGAGGGAAACATCCCTTATGGAGTGCTGAGCCTGGGTGACCTGACGGAGCAGGAGCTTAAGCTAGCGGTTGAGAGCTGGAATCAGCAGGCGCAGAGTAACCATAGGATCCTGTTGACCGGTTCTCGCGGGGACATGAACTGGGTCGAGTTCGGCTATGCACTGAAGGACTTAGATGCCACGGCGTTGTTGCACGAGGTGCAAGCGAAAATCATGGCGATTCTGGGTGTTACAGCCAACGAGCTTGGACAGGCTGCCGACGTCAATAAGTCCAACGGATTCAACCTGTCATATACCTTCAAACGGCGCGCTATTGACCCGCTTCTTCGCGAGTTCACAGGTACCATGACCCGCCGCCTGCTCTGGGATGAGCTACAAATGCTAGACCTGGCGCTTACGTATGACGAGGTCGACAGCCGCGACGAGCTGCTTCAAAGGCAAATCGACGAGATAGCGTTTAAAAACGGATTCGCCTCGATTAACGAGATACGAAACGCGCGCGGTGAGCCATCCATTGAAGGTGGGGATGAACATGTTGTAATTCTGGGGGCGACAGCACTCCCTGTTAGAATGCTGACAAAGTATGCGGAGGCACAGCTAGAGGCCCTCGTTAATCCTCCAATGTTTGGCGCCCCAGGTCAGCCGCAACCAAAGGAGAACAAGCGCCCGGGGGAGCAAAATCAGGAGCGGAAAGCCCCCGGAGACGCGCCGCAAAAACCGCGCGGCACGACCCAAAAACTGCGAAATACCGGACTCCGTAAAGAGGACACGCATGGATAAAAATACATTGTACCGGTCCCTGCTAGAGGCAGTACGAGAGCTTTATGAGGAGCGGAACGACCGTGTGCAGAAAGCGGCTTACGTCATCAAAGCCTGGCAATCCGCGAATCGTGTGTATATCGAAGGGTGGGCATCAACAGATGATGAGGACCGGCAGAAGGACGACGTACCACCTGAAGCCTTCTTGCATTCCCTCCCCGCGTACTTCGGGGCAAAGGCCCCTCTTATGCTCAATCATCAGCCGTACCAGATCGGCTACTTACAGAAAGTAGCACTCATTCGAGAGGGCAAGTCATCCTACGAGATTTCTCATCCTGATGACCTGGCAGAGTTCGAGTACCAGCCTGTTTCGGGGACAGGGGTATATGCTCGAGCGGCCCTGACACACGAACAGGCACCTGAGCTGCTGACGAAGGCCGCCGGCTTCTCCTTTGCCGGGCGTGCGAAGAAGAGAGTGCGCAAGGCTACAGGCGGCTGGCACCTTATCCAGATTGACCCCCTGGAAGAGGTTACGCTAGCGGTGTCCCCTGCCGTCCCAGTAAACCCTAATGCGCTCATTATGAGAGGAAGAGAAGAGCATGCAAGTAAACATTGACGAGTTCCTCACCAAGCTAGAGGAACGCTTAACAAAAGCCGAGACGCCATCACAGCCCGAGCCGAAAGCTGAGAGCGTATCCCTTGAATCTATCAAGGAGGTTCTGTCGGAGTTCTCCCGCCAAATCACACAGGAGGTCGAGACCAAACTGCAAAAGGCCACAGAGCTGACCCGCCAGGAAGGCACTGGGAGCAAAGCCGTGGTGGTTGACCCCATGCAGGACAGCCCGGCGGACTATATCCTGCGAAAATGTGCGTCTGGGGAGGAACTCACGCCGGAAGAAAAGACCCTGGCATGGGGCCTAACGAAAGAATATCTTGCACAAGGCTTGAAAGATTAGGAGATAAGAATGTCGCTTCCTACTGATGATTTAATTCGCAAGGCACTCACCCAGACAAACAACCTTACGGCGATTATCCCCAAGCTCTGGGCAAGTCAGCTTGAAAAAAATCTCCGCAGAAACGCGGTCTTACAGCAGCTTTTGACTGAAAATACTGATCTTTTGGGTTCTCCGGGCGATACAGTATATATCCCGTCGCTTCCTGATCTTGACGCGGCTGCTGATCTGTCTGAAGGCGTAGACATCAATATCGAGGCATTGAACAATGCGAATTCCGTGCCTCTTGTTCCGGGAGAGAAGGGCAAGGCCGTTTCGATCACACGTAAAGCGCTTGATCGAATGAAGTATGACGGTATGGCTGAAATCCTTGACCGTCTGGCAGATGCAATGTCGCAGAAAATCGAATCCGACATCGCTGCGTTATACAACAAGTCGGTGCCCGGCAACCCATCTGCAAAACTTGCCCAGGTATACCCAGGGGGCAAAGCGCCTAACACGATTACTCCTGACGATCGGATGTCCAGTGATGTCATCCTGGACGCGCTCACTATGCTCAAAGATTTGTATAACACGCCCTGGGAAGATGGCTTATGGCGACTTGTCATCACAAACAAGCAATACCGTGACCTCCTTAAAGACGATAAGGTCCGCAATGACCTCCGCTATGCTTCACCGCAAGTTATGTTGCGTGGGGAGGTAGGCGTTCTGCACAACACCCGCATCATCGTGTCTCATCACCTTACTGAACTTCAGGAGGGTGCTACAGATGCAAAGGCGACAACCAACGTCGCGCTGCTAGTCGCCCCGCGTTGGGCTTTCATCGCGTGGAAGCGTCGCCCTGAATTGACGGTCGACCCAACCCTGTATGACTTCGGTCGCCGCAAACAGTTCGGTGTGACGGCTGATTATGACATTCAGCTTGTGCACCCTGAAAGGGCGTTAGCGATTCACACTGCTGTGTAGGTGTGGATATGGTAGAGTACTGTACTCTTGAGGATGTCAGGCGCGCTCTTGACATCCGCACCACGCAGCAAGATGACTGGATTGCGTCCCTCATTATGCAGGCCAGAGACACCATTGACCGATATGTCGGGTACTCCTTTCAGGATTTTCCTGATGACGTGCGGTGGTTCTCGGGCCGGGGACGCGACATCCTGATTACTGGCTACATCAGACAGATAAAGCAAGTTATTGAAGTCGGGTACAATCCTGCCCTCGGTACATTCGCAGCCGGAGAGCGGGATATCACATATGATTGCATGTTGTGGCCCGAAGATGAAATACCCGCCTTCGGAATCGCGCGCGTTTCGGGTGAGCCTTTCCGGGAGGGCCGTCGAAATTACCGCGTTGTGGGTCATTTCGGGTTCTCGACGGTGCCAGAGACGATCCGGAGAGCTTGTACCCGCCTGGTAACACACTGGGTCAAAATGCGCGACACAGCCTATTCAGACACCGTGTCAGAACAGGGGTCGATCCGCCAGAAATACACAAAGGAAATGCCCCCCGATGTGATCGAACTCCTCAATCTATATCGATGGAAGGGGTTCCACGCGTGATTCTACGATTAGAGATTGATGACCCTGGTGACCTGTTTCAGGTTGATTTCGAGGCAACGATCAAACGGGAGCTGCACCAGGGCACCGACAACCTGCGCGATCTGTTGCTCGGGCGGATTGTAGATCGTACACCGCATCTCAAGGGGGCCTTGCAGCGAGACGAGACAGGCAAGTTTAACACCGATCCTGCTGACCCTCTGCTCGTTGCGATGTACACAGAGTCTGACGATCAGATGCAATGGTGGGGTCGCGTTTATGACATTTATGTCGAGGGAGGTCCTCTCGGGGATAACTCCCCTACTATCACTCGGCCTGCGCGCATGTTCTGGCAAGGTGGAGAAAAGGACATTCCAGCAATCGAAGATTGGGCCGCAGGGCGGCTTGAAATAGCTGCTATGGCTATTGCCTCTGGGAAAGGTGAGAGATGACGGAATACCCTGTTGACAGCCCCTTTCTCCCCGGTGACGCTCTTGTTGGCCCCATTATCAGGCAGATAGCGGCCATTATCCGTCAGCAGGTTGCTGGGGTCTCTATTGTGTATGAGACCCCACCTGACGCGCCGCCCGAACATAACGGTGTTCTCCTCGCGCTCTCCGGCTTTCGTATCATCTCTGACACGAATGGCAAGTTACTTGTTTCGGTACGCGTCGGGGTCCGGCATATGATACGACGGGCGTCGTTCGACGAAAATATAGCTGAGGCATATGCCTATATCATGCCATATCTACAGGCGTTCAGCGCATGGCGTAACCAGACGCTTAATGGCCTCGCTAGACAGGTGACACCCACACATGGTGGAGTGACCCAGCTTGTTGCGTCGGGGCAAACATTTGTCTGTCTCATTGTTAATTTGGACGTCCTCACAGAGTTCAACATCCCCACGAGTTAGGAGTCCCATAAATGGCGATTAGTAAGAAGTCATGGCTAGGGTTCGGTGTCGAAACGACCCCAGGTGTTGCCCTGGCCGCCCCTTCGGTGTTTCATCCGTGTAAGTCGGTAATGAAGGGCGCGAAAAAGCGCGAGCAACTGAAAGAAGAGCGCGGGAATCGCGATGCTGTTTACGGGTTGGTCGACACCGCCCGCGACGGGTCTACGGACCCGAAAGGGCCGTTTTACGTCGATACGAGCCCGTACTTGATGCTCGCTGCCTTCGGTTCTACCGTCGCGGTTCAACCTGACCCGGAAAATGCACCTGATGTGTACCGGCATCTCTTCGAGCTGGCGGACATTCCTCCCACCCTGACCTTGTTTAAAAGCTATGACGCTGCTGTATATGTGGCTTCATACGCCGCTGTTGAGAAATGGTCACTCAAGATTAATTCGGACGGAAAACTTATTGAAAACGAGGTGACGTTAAAGCATCGGTATCCAGTCAAGTATGAAGGCCAGGCGATCACCCCGCGGTTCACGCCTACGCTGCCTTTTGCTGGTTACGCGCCGCGAATCAAGTTAAACGGCACCGAAACAGCGGATATCACCGAAATTAATATTGAGTTTAGCCAGAAGCTCACTTTGTGGCATCCAGCCCACGGGTCGCTTGACTACGAAGCGGTGTACTTTGGGGAGCGCGAGGTGAAATGTGATTTCACTGCCCGGTTTGACAACGACTCTCTGTACCAACGCTACATGAAAGGCCTGGACGACAGTGTTGAGATCACCGTCATCGGGAACACGCTGACCACGGGCGCCACTCCCCTGTATGAAGAGCTAAAAATTACCATCCCTCAAATCTCATATGACAGTATGGACCACGACCTCGGGAAAGACAATGTCCTTGTAAAAGCAAAGACAACTGCGGTCTCTGGCGCCTCAGGGCTTATTCACGCTGAGGTCCAAAACAAGGTGAAGGAGTACAAGTAATGGCGGACAACATCACGGATTTCCCTGCACAGGGTGACAACGAGACGTTCTACTATGATGACTTCTTTGTTCCCGAGGATGACCCTGGCGAGAAGGTATATATCGAGATGGATGGTCGACAGGTACCATTCTGGATTAAGAGAAAACTGAGTATGGGTGACCGGGAAGCAGCAAAGCGGGCATCAGTGAAGAAGCGCTTCAAGTCGAACGGACAGGTAGAGATCTCAGATATCGACGAAGGTGAATTTGCTCTTGAATTGGTTGTGCGGTGCGTGAAAAAGTGGCCTTTTAAATATCGTGACGGCCGCCCGGTACCAATAAACCGCAACACCGTCCGCGAGATGGTTGGCGACGCTGCTGATGCTTTGTCTCTCCTTATTCTCGACCGCCTCAAGAAAAAGGACGACGCCAAGAAGGCTTTTTAGAGTCCTTCCGTGAGGAGCTCCGCCGGTCATTTCTCACGGAAGGGTCCGACGAAATACACATCCCACCCACCTCGTTCGCCTTTCGCATTCACTGCTATGAGTCGTTCGGGTGGCTCCCTAAAGATATCGCCCTGATTCCAGAGGATGAAGCTGACCTTCTCGCGGTGTATTTTGAGGAAACGGCCAGGCACCAACGCAAGGAAACACAGCGCATGAGGCGGGAGTCAGGGCAGGGGCAGCCGGATTCAGTAGCGGACTTAATAATAGGAGACGATGACGAATGAGTGAGGCGCGCGTAGGACTCCGCGTTTTTCTAGAGGATAGCGCTTCTGACGGGTTCCAGCAGTTGCAACGCGAGATCCGAGAGGTAAAGCAGGAGCTTGAGGAGCTTGAGCGTGCCATGCATAGCGCCGTGGCCGCTTTTGGTGACCTCGACACAAAAACATCCAACCTGGTTTCTGCCCAAAAACGTCTGGCAGACGCGACCCAACAGGCATACAGAGAGCAACACAACTTGCTGCGGGCTTTGAATGATCTCACATCAGAAACCAGGAAACTGGAAACCGCCGTAGACAAGACATCCTCACAACTGCGTACTCTTGGGGACTCAGCACAAAGCACCTCCAACGATATTAATTCCTTGACACGCCAGACCGACCTGGCAACAGTATCCCTCCGTACCCAGGGGGATGAGGCCAGAGACGCAGCAAGCGAAACCAAGCACCTTGAAAATGCTATCAAAGAAGCTGCGAAGGCGGAGAGTAAGTTAGGAACTGCCGCAGGGAAAGCCAACTCGAAAATAGAGGAACAGGGCAACAAATCTTCGGTGGCCGCCAGGGAAAAACGAAAGCTAGGGGACGCGGCAATTGACGCAGGAATAGGAGAGGAAGAGCTGTCGCGGGCGGCAAAAGATGCTGCCACGTCTCTCAGCAAATCAGGGTCGGAGGCCAGAAGAGCCAGCATCGCTATGAGAAGTTACGCCGCGAGCACCTTAAGTGCGACAAGTGCCAGCCGCAGCCTTGCAAGCGCTACAACGAGCGCGGCCGGCGCTCACACTACAGCGGCGGGCGCGGTTGGTGCGCATGCCCTTTCGTTGCATAAGCTAACAGAGGCGGTTGACTTCCTGGATGATGTAGGGGAGGTGGCCGGTCCGATCATCACGTTCATGTGGGAAGCGCTGGCAAAGGCCAGTGAAACATCAATGGAATTTGATGAGGCACTTTCTTCCCTTGCCGATCATGCCAACCTCTCCGCCTCGCAGACCGCTCTTCTGAAGACTCAAATTGAGGAGCTGTCCCACGCATCCACATTCTCGGCAACAGATATCGCGAAGTCGTTCGATCTTCTCGCTCAACGCCAGAATAGTCTGACTGATGCCCTCAATAAGGGGTTAGGCCAGGCGATCATTAACCTGGCCGCGGCTACCAACACAGAACTGGAGCCGGCGACCGAGTTGATGAACACCGCTCTAGAAACGTTCGGTTTGAACGCGCAAAATGCTACTGATATTGCTGATATGTTTTACCTGGCGAACCGCAACGGTGTGCGAGATATCACAGATCTGAATGACTCGATGGAGTCGTTGGGAGGATATGTCAAGACGCTCCACATCAGTTTCAATGGATATCTGGGAACCATCTCAGCGCTGGCAAGCAGCGGCATCCCGAATTTGAGCACCGCAACAGATGTCCTCAGCGGCTTCCTCAAGTCCCTGGTTGCACCAAGCGACAAAGCAGTCAAAGCGCTCTCTGATCTGGGTCTTATAGAGGTCAACACGGCTGTTGACGGTGTTGAGGAGTTAAATAATAAGATTGAAAGTCTGGGTGGCAGCAAGGTTCACATCGAAAATACCGCGACCAGCTTGCTGGCCCTGTATGACACAGCGGAAAAGATGGGAGCCCTTGACAGTGACAAGTCGTTTTTCGAGTGGGCAGAGTCTATCGGGGCACTCGACTCGAAATTTTTCGACCTCAACGGGAATCTGAAGCCGCTCCCGGAGCTCATCAGGTTAGTCGGAGACTCAATGAAAGGGCTGCCTGACGCGGATAAGATTTCAAAGCTGTCTCAGATCTTCGGGGTTGACACGTCCCAGGCAGCGCAGCTTGCCAACATGGATCCATCGAAAGCGTTAAATCTTTCAAATCAGATGGGGCAACAGAAAGATGGAGTACAGAGCCAGGCCGTGGTGAAGGCGGCGCAAGATTGGGAGCATCTGCATAACGTGTTGCAGCGCACAAAAGGGGAGTTGTCCAATGTGCTTGCAATTATGGGCACCCCTATCAATGCAGCCCTCACGCCTCTTTTAACGGTTTTTAACAACATGCTTGTCTCCCTGCAAAGGCTGTCACCGGAGGCGCGAACATTCATAGGTACATTCCTGACAGTCGCTGCGGTGCTCACCCCCTTGCTGCTTATAGTGGGCATCATGGCTGTGATGTTGTCTCTCATGGGGCCGTGGGTTCCTCTCTTCGCAGGGGTCGCGGCGGGGATCGCCTTAGTCGCGACAGGCGCTGGTTTATTCGCAGCACATTGGGGAGCCCTGGCGCCAGTCTTGCAGAAGACGGTTGCGGCGTTGAAGCCGTTCGCTCCTGCGCTCGCATTTGCAGGTGTAGCGATAGCCGGTTTTCTCCCCTTTGCGGGAGGTTTGACTAAAGCTATCGCAGCAAGCAAATGGACCTCTTTATCTGGTATGGCGGAAGGGCTAGCGCGCGTAGCTGGCTCTCTTACTCGCATCGTAGCCCATCCCATTTCCTCTATCACTTCTCTGGCAACGGGGATAGGGAAGCTCGCGTCATCCGGATGGGCTGGGATTGACAAGGGTATGGCTCTGTTAGCTACAGGGATAGAGCGTCTTGCGATACAAGCTGTGACCGCTGTCCCTTCTGTCATCGCCTTCGGTGTGCCCTTCCTGGCGATCGCGGCAGTGATAGCAATCCTTGCACTTGGATTTTTTGTCCTCTGGCAGCGCCTCGGTGGTCTGCAAGGAGTCATTAAGACCTTCAAGCCGCTCTGGGACGGAATCGTGTCGTCCTTCCAGAATGTCCTGAAGGTAGTACAGCAACTATGGCAGCAAGGGATTCAGCAGCTACAGCAGCGGTTCCAACAACTCCAAACTTCCCTTAACTCCGTGAAGCCCGCCATCGCAGGTGTGGCGACGGTGCTAGGGGCCATCCTGACCGTCATAATCTCAGTTGGAGGGGGAATCATTCACGGGCTGATTGGCGCAATAGCGCCCGCCTTCGCGTTAATCATGAATCTGGTTAACTCCGTATTCCAGGTATTCACCGGCATGATTCAATTCTTCATGGGAATCTGGTCGATTATACAAGGTATCTTTACTGGAAACAGTGAGTTAATACAAGCCGGATGGGAATTACTGTGGACAGGTGTTCAGAACATCGTGATGGGCATATGGAATGGGCTTGTGTCGTGGTTCACAGGTCTGGCAGGCATTGTGCTTGGGATCATTAGTGGCTTCATCAAGGGTTTCATCGACTTTTTCACACAACTATGGATGAAACTTGTAGGAAACTCCATTGTGCCTGATGTGGTACGGGCTATCATCAAATGGATCTCTGATATGCCCGGGCAGGTGCTTGGAAAGATCGGGGCATTCGTCTCCCAGATGATTGGAAAATTTGGTGAGATGGCTAACCAGGCAAAGGGGAAAGCCGGCGAACTGGTAAACAATGTGACCTCGACCATACAGGGACTTGGAAGCAAGCTTCTAGAGGCGGGGCAGAACGCAATACATATGTTCGCAGATGGCATTCGCAACGCGGCAGGGGCGGTAACAGACGCAATATCGAATGTGGCTGGGAAAGTCAAAGAGTTCTTAGGATTTAACTCACCTCCGAAAGGTGGCCCGCTGTCAAACTCAGACACGTACATGCCTATCATGATGAGTATGTACGCCCGCGGTATTCAGGACCACAAGCCCATGCTCCTGTCTGCCGTCGAGGATGTGGTTACGGGAATGCACACGACCTTTACATCTCCAAAGCTTACCCACATGGGCTACCAGAACGCCTTTGAGGCGCGCTTTGGGAACATGAACTTTAACCTATCCGTGAATCTGGACGGGAAGCAGATAGCCGGCGCTGTCGCTACCCAGGTGGTCGCGCCTATCCGACTCAACGGGTTGCACAGGGCATGGAGGTAGTGGATGAGCGACCCAAGAGGTATCACCAGGGGAGGCCTCCGTGTTACCCTCGCGGGTGTCGATATCACTGACTACGTGCAAGAGGAATCAATCAGTATATCTGACACCCTCGCGCAGGGAGCGGGTAGCGGTAGCGGGGGGCGATCACGGTCCTCCACCTGTAGTTTTTTGACTACCCTCGGCCCGCTATCTACAGCCGTCGGTAGTGGGACACGGGCGGACTACCCGGCTCTCGTACGCAACGGCGAGGTAGTCATCTTTGACAGTAATGGCGATCGGGTCTACGGAGGGTATGCCGTCAAATTCAGTGACCAAACTGATCGCACGACTATCTACACGAAAATCGAGTGTCACGATTACTGGCAGGCTCTGGACCGTGTTCTTATCACAGAAGTGTTCACAGGGGTGACCGATCTTGAGATAATTACCGCCCTCCTCAAGAAGCACGCCCCCTGGGTCGACCGTTCCTTGATTCCAACCCGAAAGACCGCTTTCTTCTTTTCGTTGCGACGCTACCGCAATGAAACGCTCTTGAAGGCGTTACAGAGCATCATTGACATCACCGGGTACACTGCCTGGATTGATAATAATAAGCGGTTTCACTATGTCGCGCCTACCGAAAACAGCTCAGCTCCATTCGGGCTCTCCAACACGCCAAACTTTAGAACAACAATGCAATTTGGCGTGGATAGCTACGAGCAGGACGACACGGCCGCTATCAACCGCGTGTACTTCCACGGAGGGAAGCGACCTAGTGAGGATTTTGAGCAAGACCTGAGCACTCAGGCGAACGGGCGTAACGACACGTTCGTGCTGGCATACTACCCCCGTATCGCTTCTGACGGCAAAATCCACGTCTATGTCAATGGCACCGAGTTGCAACTAGGGTACTCTCCCGGGGCAGAAGACCAAAACAAACTTATCAGGGAAGGCGGCACCGCGGAGGTGCTCGTTAACCCTGATGCTCTGACACTCACCTTCAACACACCGCCGGCCGCCGGATCTACGGTGTCTTGCGTCTATCGGTACCAGCTCCCCCTTGTGTTGGTTGTCACCGATGAAAAGAGCCGCAGATACTACGGCCAATACCTTGACGGCTCCCTCTCCAACGACACTGTATTCGATCCTCAGATTGCGATACAGCGGGCCAGGGTATTGCTCTATGAACAGGCCTATGGTCTGGTTTCCCTCAAGGTCCGTTGCTGGCGCGCGGGGCTCCGAGCCGGGCAAATAATCAGGGTAGACCACAGCATCCGGGGTATACACGGGTCCTTCCTCATCCAGAGTGTCGACACAAAGCCACTAGGAGGAGGGGTGTTTGAATACACGCTACAACTTGGCTCGTGGAATTGGGACCTCGCGGACGTCGTTATGATGCTGATGGCCAGGACCCAGCCCACAGACGAGGCGACCGAGGAAGAGGAAACACTTGTTGTGGCGCAGGAGGCATACGAGGAACTTGGGGTACAGTTCTCTCTCTCCTACTCAGCGCAAGTATCCGGCCACTATTATGCGACAGATGTAGCACTACACGATGGGGGAGACGCATATGCAGGATTCTCATCAATCTAAGCTTGGCATTCAGGCCCTATGGACAGTCAAAGAAAAGCTCTGGCTCCCCATCTCTCGTCGGTGGGTATGGGTGCCCGCAACGCGAAACAAGAATACATTTACGACCCACGGGATTACCGCGTTAGCATCGGCAATCGGAGGGAACTACCGTCCCCCGGTCTACCTGGTAATAGAGTCACTATCGTCAACGCTACTCGCGACTATCCCCGCCGGGGCTATGACGATCCAGGTAACGGAGCAAATCGACCAACCCGGAGACACCCAGATCGTTATCGATCCTGGCGGGGCGGCGCAGGAGATACTGGAGTTCAGTGGGGTAGTGGTTGGTAGCAGTGGTGTCGTTTACACGCTAACCACCCCGACTACCCAGCCGCACGACATGGGCACCAGAGTGACCCGGCACGTACGTTCCACCGATACGATGAGCAACATCCTCCGTGAAGTTCCTTACGATCCTGTTTACGCCCCGCTTCAACGCATTGAGTCTGTCGCGGGGTATAGCGGAGGCGCAGGGCAGTACACTATCCAGTTTTACCTGACTGCCGCGATGGCGCAAACGTACATTTCTCACATCGGCTTGTCTGATAGTGGGGAGGTAGGTCAGGGGAATTTGCACAACCACTGCCTGCTTGGGTACGACCACTCCGGGAAGAACACCGATATATCGATAGATGGAAATGTAGTTATATCCAATATCTAAGAATGACAGGAGAACTATGCCTCTACACGAACGTGTGAACGGGCGCACGAGCGACAGTCTTATCTCAGCCGAATGGTTCAACGAATACTATCGCCTGTTGACTGGCAAAATGTCTGATCAGCCCGTGCAAATTGCCCAAAATCTCACTCTCCGGGCGATCAGTAGTAAACCTGTTGCACCTGGCGTTGTTACAGAGACGGGGACTGGCCTGACAGCGGGGACATACAAATATGCTGTTACATTTTGTAGCCAGGATGGCGAGTCTCTCCCATCGAATCAGGTGCCAGTGACAATAGGAACAGACGGGAAAGGTATCGTCCGGCTTACAAATATCCCCGCTGGCCCTCTGGGCTGTACCAAGAAGCGCGTGTACCGTACAAAAGCGGGCGCCTCCACCTTGTATAGACTCGCAGAGATAGTGGCAGATGCCACAGAATACGTCGACACGACTCCGGATGCTGCCCGCCCGCAGCAACTCACAGAGGCTCCCAAAAACCCGACATTTGGAGGGGCGCTGATCTTTGCCGACGAGACAGGGAAGCCCTTGCTGACTATCTGTAATGACGGGTCCATCGTCGGGTCTGGCGGTGGAACCAGTATCGGAGGGACGTCGATCAACGGCGATCTGACTGTGTCCGGCAAATCCCTCCTGGACAACGGCGCCATTAAGACAGACGGTGCGGGCCGCATTACATTTGAGCGCGGTGAAATTCGTATGGGGGTCAACGGCAACGCAGGGAACGTCCTCATTGCCGATACGAATGGCGACCTGTATATCAAGACTCGCCAGGTGGGGTCCTACATAGGCGCGATCCGATTCCATGTACCGGACTCTGTTCCCGTGGTATCGTTTACCAAAGACGGTATTGAGGCAACTGGGAAATCGATCAGTTGCAAGACTCTCAATGTCAATGGGGGCGTGGCAACATTCAACAATGACTGCGTGATTAACGGGGATTTGCGCGTCAAGCCAAACAACACAAGTACCCCGTCTGCCATCATCGTGGGGTCCGCGGGATTTGGTGTCAAGCAAACTAACGGGACTAAGTTGTTACAGGCAACTACAGACGGGCTTGTAGTGGGTGGGCCAAACGTACGGACAAGCACGCCTACATTTAATTGGAGCGCAGGAGGAACCTTCGCTAATTTTGACTACGCGGAAGTAGTCCCAGTCGACGACCTGTATGATTTCGGCACCGTGATCTGTCCGTCTGATTCCAATCCGGACTACTGGACTCGTTGCACACATGTTGCATGCCCCGCGGCGATGGTGATCGTCGAGTCTCCGGGGATGTCGCTCGGTGTTGCCAACAACCCGAATCAATACTACGGGCAGAACCCCTGGTACAACCCAAACCTTCCATTATCCTTCCATGCGGCGCTTGTCGGGCGCGTCGCGGTACCTTCCATGCAGGAAGATATCCCTCTTCGCGCGTTTGTCTGCTCTGACGGAAATGGCGGGATCCGCGCGATGGCCGATGATGAACATGGGATGGCACTTGGGGTCTGTATTGGCCCTGTGCTCAATGGGAAGGCCCCTGTTCTTCTGCGGCCGGTCTGGAGGTAAAGATGCCTCTGGATGACTATCGGGAGATACGGCAAATCATGCAGGATGTGGTGGAACCGCTTAAGGTCCAACTGGAGAAAATTGAGCAGACCCTTAATCGGGAGTACGTTCGCAAGGAATCCAATGACCACCGGCTAGAGGCCTTGCAAAAGGAGCTAGACGAAGCCAAGGCGCGTCTTGAAGAACTTGAAGCTCAATTGATGGGAGCTCCTCAGAAACTCCTTCTCACGGTGGCATCACTGGTAGGACTCGCGTTATCTCTGCTGAACCTCAGCCAGTACCTCAAATAAAGAGAAACAGCGAGGGCATTTCCTCGCTGTACTCTGAGTCTGGGTTCTTTTGTATAGCTTCGACGGGAGAAAACATCGTCTGGTGGTATATTGCCCTTCTGCCCACTTTGGGCACGATTTGTTGACGAGCAACAGGAAAACCTCAAAGGAGCCTCTATGATACTCTCGATCCCCTCCCCAAACTATATGAGTCGGCAAGGCCGCCGCCCCCGCTGGGTTATCCTGCATGGTACCGCGGGCTTTCATAAGGCGGAAGACTGTGGCTACTACTTTCAGCAGCCGTCGAGTCAGGTCAGCTCTCATTACGTCATCGGGCAAGATGGGACCATCGTGCAATGCGTAGACGAAGCTCAAGCGGCCTGGGCTAACGGCGTGCTCGATGCCGGTGCTGACAGTTGGTGGTATGACACCCCCAACCCCAACTACGACACGATCTCTATTGAGCATATCAAGCCCCACACTGATAACAGCGACGAGATCACGCCTGCACAAAAGGCAGCTTCGTTTCGCTTGATCGCGCAAATCTGCGCCCGATGGGGCATCCCCACGCGCCCGGCAGACGCTCAAGGAGGTATTACCGGGCACTTTTCCATTGCGCCTATCAACCGCTCGGGGTGCCCGGGGCCATATCCCTGGGACGAGCTTTTCAACTATCTCAACGGCACTTCTAGTGATGACGGAGATGAAATGAAGACAATCAGCTTGAAAGATGCAAGCAGCTTCTTTGAGCAAGCGCCGGGCAACGCCTGGCGGTGTAAGAAGAACAATTGCGTCGTTGGCAACGCCATTCTCGACTTTTACCGAAGATTCGGAGGGGATGCACTCTGTGGGCTGTCCTACCTCGGGTTGCCTCTTAACAATGAGCATCCGGTTACTGCTAAAGATGGGAGTAAGGTTATTGTCCAGGACTTTGAGCGTGGCTCGCTGGCCTACGACCCAGCCCACAAACTTGACGGCCCTCCCGGAGTAGGTGCTATCTATCTGACTCATCGCGGGGTCGCTTTGGAAGTCCAGGAATTGCGGAGGCAGCTTGAGGACGCGAAGAAGCAAAACCACGCCGCTGAAGTTGAGACTTTGAAAAAGCAGGTCGACGGCTACAAACAGGCTGTCAGCGCCGCCGTGAAAACGCTTCAATCCATTAAATAAGGGGGGTCATAATGTCAACAGAAATGGTGATCAGTTTCCTTCAACTCGCTACGCCATTCGTAGCGTTCCTACTCGGGGTGGGCTTCACGGCCCTCCTCGGGCGGTTGCCACAGAATGTTCAGGAGGCCGCGAAAATTGTCGCAGCTATGGTTGTACCTGCGATTGAACAGGTCGCGCAGGATTTAAGCAATGAGGAGAAAAAACAGCAGGCCGTTGAGAGGGTGCACGGAATCCTCTCCGCGCTGGGTTTCAGAAATATTAATGACGCCTTAATTGACGCGGCCATTGAGTCGGCTGTGTATCTGTTGAAACAAAAATGAAAAGGCGGGGGCAACTGCTCTTGCTCCCCGCTCCCGGGGTTTTGTGGGTCTCGTAGTATGTTGTAGATTGTGGCTTTCGGGAGGCTGCCACCTATAGCCAGTATAGCATTACAGGAAGTGCAATGCTATTAAAATCCCGTTAAGATCCCCCAGCTTCTTGGTTATTTTCAGCCTTCCCTTGTGCCATCTCTCTATGAATAAGAAACCGGATGTACGGGCTCCCCCCTCTGGCATCCACAAATTCCTTTTCCTTATCCGTCAGCCGTATTGTATGCCGTGTAGTAAAGGGATCTGGCTTCCTTCTACGGATTTCTCCCGGCTCGCGTTGGGTTCCGGTAACTTCCTTCATTTTTTCATGGTAGTAACCTAACCAGAAATTTACACTTCGCTCCCCCGTAAAGGGTTTAGAGAGGTTCAGATCTTTTGGGAGTTGCTTCAAAAGCTTGGCAATAAGTTCGCCTTTTTGGTCTCGTGTCAGCTTTTTAATACCCTCGGTGTAATAAAAAAGAGGGGTCTCATGTATTTGCTCCACTTTTATGTTAGTGTGTTCTTCAATGATACCGGCTAATTTCCCCAATATATATGCGTCACTGGACATATTACGCTCCCCCTTCTGGCATACAAAAATTCTGTCATCCTATTGTAGCGCAAATTGACCAACGAAGCAAGGCAAAGGGGAAGCGATGCCCGGCGTAGCATCGCTTTTTTATACGGCGAAGAGCCTCCGAAGGGGCCCCCCGCCGTTAACCCCCTTTGACGGGTTCTGCCGCCTCTCACTGAAGATACGGTGAATCTCGCTGATAATAGACCCGGTTAAATCTGCAGCGAGTTTTTGGTCCTCTACCGGAAGATCCTTATAGTACCCCTCCAACTCTGAAGGGACTTCACCTGTGACCATTTTTAGAAAGCTTTCCGCGTTGGGGTACTCCCCGGGGTACGTTTTAACCAACTCCTCCATCAGGTCTAAGCAGCCGGTTAATTGCAGAAACAGTACTATAGGGAGGTCTAAAGCCAACCACACCTTGAGAAAATTCTGTGATGCGTTCCGAGTATTAGATGCTAAGAATGTTGCTGCTACTGTTTGCCGCTTTACTCCTGTTCTATTTGCAATCTCCTCATAGACTATATCCTTCTGGTTTCGAGCTGTCTCCAACGTCTGTCTCACAATCTCAGCTTGCTCATTCTGTTGCTTATCCATGTATTGTACCTCTTTCAATTGTGCTCTAAGGGCGCCTCTCACCTTACGTTGTCATCGGCACTTGAGGACAATACTAACATGACTTTAACGCGAAAGTCAAGTATTTAATAAGCTTAAAAACAATTTATACGTTAGCCGCGGCATGAGAAAATACAACATATAGAACCGCATATCACATTGTAGTTATGAAAAGATATAGAACCAAAGTTCAAATACAACAGTATATGTGTACTTCACATAAGCCTAACAGGTTTTCCAAACGGCCATACGAGCGTTCTCTTACTTTAATTAAAGTATTTTACTATTTGTGGTGTGTATTTGCAGATTTATATTGATGCATCTCTTTGTAGTGTAGATTCTATTTGTTAAATGGTTGTTAAAACTTTCGCAAGGTTTTCTCAAGTGGGTGCAAAAAGAAAGTTTTACTTCGGGAGAGGTTTACAGGGGATAAGGGGGTGAAACTGACTGAGGGGCAATGACGAAGGCTGTTGTTATAGTCAGACCACCAAGGGGCTAGTCCCACCGTCCTCGGGAAAGCATCAGCGCGCAATGCAAAGGATGTTGACACCACCTGGCTTCACCCGACAACCGTGATCGCGCACACTGCGCACTCATCATTCCTGTCCCGTGCAAGATGAGCTCTTGCCAAACAAACGACTGAGCAAGCATTGTACTTCTGATTCCTGAGGCCATTTATAAAGAATGGTACCCGATTATCAACAGTGCTTATGAGAGAGGCGTTTCCCCTCCTCCGGGCTATTTCTATTTTCCTGCTTCCCCCTTTCTTGCACTTGCTCAACCAGAAAGGGTAATCGTATCGTTTTCATCTTCTTTACCAGACGGAAAAAGAAGGATCACATCACCTCCATCGCATGCTGATGGGCCATCAGTAGAGTCGCATTTTCTGCCCAGCATTGGGATACAACAGCGTCCAGAGTTGCACACGCATAGGAAGCGCTCAACGATTGTACGAAAGGAGTGCTTGCAGGTGCCAGCCACAGGAGCAAGGTCCTGTGGGTCTCTGGCTCCCCTGTCAAAAAGCCCGTGCAGCAGGCTTGAATAGATACCTACCCATAAGGTATTATAGATCTAACAAACGACAGGGGAACGTTATATATGTCTTGGGCTACGTATGAGAAAATTGCCGAATCGCCCGAACAGTGGCATCTGGCCGAGGAACACTATCGCTCGTTGCAAAAGGCCGCTGGGGGGTAA